CCCCACATTCCCGCTTGCGTCGATGCGCATGCGTTCGGTGTTGTTGGTGGTCAACATAAACGGTGTATTGCTCACTGTGCCGATGTAGCCAATGCTCGGGGTTGCACCAAGCGATGCGCTAACTGCACCCACAACGAATGAGCTTTGCGCCGAAGAAGAACCCGCCAGAGTCAGCTGCCGGTCGTTGGCTCCTCCGCCCGGCGAAGTCGTCCCAATCCCCACATTCCCATTCGCATCCACCCGAACCTGCTCCGCTCCCGCAGTAGCAAGTGCCAGCGTGTTCACGCCAGGGCGGAAGACGCCCGTGTCGGTGTCTGATGCGAACGACAGGCCCGGGGCTGCTGCGGTGCCGTCTGCGATGTGTGCGATGCCCGCGGTGTTGCTGACCTTGACGAAGTCCGCGCCGTTCCACGCCACCACCGCCCGCTCGCCGTTGGCAACGACCACCCCCGTCGTGGGGCCTACCCCACGAAGCACGACTGCGAACCCACCCGTAGTGGCGTTGTTGACGATGTACGCCTTGGACTGCGCCGGAGCCGTGATGTTGCGCTGTGCCGTGCGTGCGCCCGTGCAGAGCAGGACCGCCTGTCGGGCTTGGTTGGCCGCGCCCGTGGTTGTCGTCAGTGTGACGTCGGCATCCGTGCTGAGCGTGGCGGTGCCCGCCACAGCGCCGTCAAGCAGCGAGGTGATCGCGTTGTTGACCTCGGCGCCCCACGATCCGGACAGTTCGCCCGTGGCCGGCAGAGCCAGCCCGAGCAGGGGGGTGTATGCGGTTGGCATGTCGTGTCCTATTCAAAGCGGATCAGGGCCGACGTCGGCCCTGTGGGTGGGAGCTGGACGGTGAACGTCCCGGCTGCGCGTTTGTCATCCCCGAAGTCCAGCACCGCCACCGTGCGGTTGGCCTTGCTCGCGTTGTAGATCAGCGCCCCTCGGCAGACAAACGACGCTCCCGTCCAAGTCGGGTTGTTGAAAGTCAAGAACGCCACGTTCGCCGCCAGCGAGAGCGTCACGCCGGTCAACACTACACCACCAGCCGCGTAGCCCGCACCCACAACCTCGTTGGCGGCCGTGTAGACCGTCGTCGATGGGCCAAGCGAGGCGTTGGCCGTGTACAGCGCGAACCGAAGCGTGTCAACCGGCAGGTTGTGCACCGCCTGCCAAGACTCCACTCGGAACGAATCCGTCAACCCCTGGACAAGCGCCATGTCAACTTACTCCCATGCGCGCCTGACCGCTGCGGTATGCGTCGCGGGTATTCTTCCCATCTGCAAGCTGCTTGAATAGCAACAGCGATTGCTTGAGCTTGTATTCGTATATCTTTACCGTGTCTTTGTCCTGCTTCATGAACCGCGCAGCCTCGACCATCACCGCGTCGAACAGCACTGACTCGAAGTTGTCCCCAAGCCACGACCGCCCGCTGACGGCGACCGCGATGCTCTCAGGATAGGCGAAGTAGTTGAGGTCCAGGCTCAGCGCCGCAGACGGCGTAGGCCCCAGCAGGATTGCTTGTGTCAGCGGCGTAGCCGGCGCCCCGACCAGCGCGTAGAACTTTGGCGTGCCCGTGATCGTCGGGCTCGGGTAGGCTTCCCGGATGAAGTTCACGTCCTTGTTGAGCAGGAAGCTGTGCTCGCCCAGCGTAGAGATCACCGCAAGGCTGAACGCCGACAAGAAGTCGGTAGGCAGGTTGACCAGCGGCGCGCTGATGACCGTGGACAAAGCCGCGGTCTTGCGTGTGATGGGCGGCTGTGCTGCGTTGTAAATGACCTGCTCAGCAAGCTGCGTCATCGTGGCGAAGTCGAACGGAGAAAACGTGTTAGACGTGTAGTCCTCAACCGCCGTCTGCAACTGCGAGTAGGTTATCGACACGCTTCAGCCCTCATTCATCCGCCGAGCAAACTCGGCCATCAACTCTTGTGCAAGGGACTGCACAGCGTAAGCCTCCTGCTCGACGCCAGGACAACGCTCGCCGATGCTGGCCGCGTACTCCTGCCACACATGCACAGCCTCGTGAACCAAGAGCCCCGCAACTTCGATGGGCGAGCGCCCTTCGTAGTCCGATAGGCAGACAATGCATGCGGTGCCTTTAGGTGTGATGTGTACGTGTGTCGTTGCGTGCGCCCCTGCATTCACGTAGGCCGCGGAAAATCCCGTCTTGTTCTCCGCAATAACGGCGTCGAACTCTTCTTGCGACAGGCACAGCGTCAGGAACGGCCCCGGCGCGGCAATACGCCGATCCAACCACTTGGTCCGCAGCTTACCCATGCTCACGCCATCGGGCCGCGAGACATCGTGCCCTTCGTCGCGGCGCCCGTGCCGCGCATCTTGACGCCGGAGGTCTTGACTGCCGGGTAGTCCTTGACGCGGTGATCGCCGACCGAGACGTTCAGCTCGTCAACGCCCTTGGGCGTAGCGCCAGCAGCAGGGCTGGCGACCTTCTTGGCCTTCGTCATGACTCACCCCGTCTTCTGGTTGGCGATGCGGGACGCGTTGCGGCCCATCTGCTTGCGGTCCTCCGAGGTGGGGCCGCCCTTCTTGAAGCCTGCCGCCTTCGGCCCGTGCGCCTTGCTGGCGGGCATCTTGGCGTGCTTTTCGAGAGTCATCTTCTTCATGGTCGCCTCTTCTAGGTAAATGACACTGTACCGACTACACCGCGCCCTAGCAAGTAGTTCGGCGTCAGCCCTGCTGCAGCCCCCTGCGCCCCGCCAACCGGAGCCCAGCCCCACTGGTACACCCGACTGCCTTCACCCGGGAATCCCGCCGCATTCGTACCCGACTGCAGCCACGTGTTGGTGTCCGGGCGTGGGTCTCTGATGGCCTGCGGATCACTGATCGGGTACATGCCCAACTGGAGCTGCGGGTGATCCGGCGTCCAACACTGCGGGCATGCCTTGATTTGCGTCTGCTTGGTCTTTACGGTTAGGTTCTTGAGTTTCTTCAGGTCAAAACGAAAGCCGCAAACATCGCAAAAACCGAATGCTTTTCTGCCGTTTGCAAAGCGGTTTGCCATCTAAACCCCCGCAAGCTCAAACAAAAACAATCTGGTTGTTAATAGACGCGCACAACTCGGCGCCGGGTAGTCTGTTTACCCACTGAACAGTGCGACCGCGAAGAAAATTGACCGCGGTTATAAACGCGGGTTCGTTACGCGAAACGCGCATGTCGGGCACGCCCGCGGCGTCATGACTGTACCAGCACCAAGCGGTAGCACCCTGCGCCCGAGCGTAGAGTAGTGCTCTCGCAACATCAACCCAGGTGTACGCGCCGAAGTTGCTGTCTCCGCACTCATCAATCATGAACGGCTTGCTGAACCCGGCGGCGGCAAACGCGGCTTTGACGTCGTCGATGACGTGAAGGTCAATCCAGAGGCCGGAGGGAAATCCGCCGGAATAGGCGTGGTGCGACCAGACATTGCAAAAGTTTCCAAGCCCGGCTGCCAGCAGTGTCTCCACGGTCATGCCGGGGCCTGATGCACTTCTATCCGTCAGCGTGGCTGACAAGACTGTGTACGTCGTACTGTTAGCCGTGTTGTATGCCTGAACCGCATTCCAGATTGTTTGCTGGTGCAAAACGAGGTTTGCGACCGAGTCTTTGTAGACGTTCGGGGTGTTGGGCTCGTTCCAACCCTGGATCGAAGCGTCTGTGACGCCGTTGGTCCGCATGAGGTTCAGCACGTAGTTCACGTGTGAAGTGAGCGTCGCAAAGCTGGCAGGCACCCAGGCCGTCCCTGTCCCGTTTCCGTCACCCGCCGAGCTGGGGTTGCTGCTGGCCCACTGCGGCGTGAATGGCACGGGGTAAATAATCTTGACGCCGAGGTCGCGGCAACGCTGTATCATGCTGACCAGCTTGTTGACTGCCGTCGTGTTGTACACGCCTGCTGCCGTCTCAATGTCGCGCCAATCAACCAAAGAGTCCAGGAATCGTCGACGACCGTAGAAGTACGTGGGGCCGAGCGCTGCCCCGCAGTGGATGCCGAAAAAGTCGTCTGGGAAAGCAAACGGCGTGGACGTGATCTGCGAAATTCCGCCGGCCTGCACCCGCACGGGCAGAACGGCTTGCGCCGCGTCTGAACGCTCAATGCAGTCAATGTCCGTTGCCCGATGAACAACCGAAACGAATCGCCGAGTGTCTATCGATGGCGACAACCCCTGGCTGTCGTTGACAGTTTGCTTGCTGAATGTCTGCATGATCAGCCTAGCACTTCGACCATGAACATCTTCTTGATGATGGTATCGCTGGCATTGCTCTTCAGGCAGACGAACGAAAGCGTCTGGTCGATAGCCATGTTGATCGACGTGTCAACCATAATGCCCGCTGAGGGGCCTGGTACGGTGTTGCCGTTCTGGTAGCCGTTGGCGGACACGCTGCCACGGTTGAAAAACAACTGCGTGTACGACGCTGACTCGTTGCCGCCGCCGCCGAAGATCGTCGCCATGATGTTGGTGCCGCTCATGCGGAACCAGAACGTCTTGGTGCCCGCGCTGTTGCTGACAAGCGCCTGAGCGGTGATCCGCAAGACGCTGTTGGTGCCCATCAGCCCGCCGGGGATGACCACGCTGTCCAGCGCGTTTTCGTTGGTGTCTGCGGGCGCAGTCTGCGCGACGCCGTTGGAATAGAAGGCCGAGTCTGCGAGTCCATACTGGCTCGCAGAGCGGGCAAAGAACTTTACCCCGCTCGCTACGTCGACATACAGCGTATTGGGGTCAAGCTGACTCGCACTTGCCAAAGCACTAAGCTGCGCAAGTGTCACTCGCTTGTGCTGGCTTACGAACGTAGTTGCCGTGTTAGGTGTGAAGCTCATAACTACGCCTTTAGTGGGTGACTACGACGTTTATCGAAAAGCGTCCGCGGCCTGTAGAAGTTACGCGGTAGCGCATTCGTGCTGGTAGTGCAGTCAGTAGCCCAGATTTAACCGTTGCTCCAACTGTTGTCAGGTCGAACGTGCCGTAAACAACCTCGTCGCTGCCGACGATCTCTACGGTCATTGCTGGCAACTCTGTAAGCACGGCAACAAAGTTAGCGACTGGCGTTAACATCGTTTGTGGGCTTGACGAGAGCTGCTCCGGCAGTCGGTTGGAGTTGTCTATGCAGTGTGCCATAAATTACCCTATGAACATTTGCCGCGGTACGAAACGCACTGCAGCCTTCTCACGGTCTTCCGTCGAAGCCAGTTCCCACGCCGCATCGTACTGTTCCTTGAGCACCGGCATGCGGTCAAGGGCGCCTGGGATCTTCAGCGACAGGTAGTACGTCAGCCCCGCCACGAGGCAGGGCAGGAACCTGAACGGGATGTCTTGCGTGAACGAGCCGCCTGCACCCGCGTCTTGGATGCGCCGCAGATACCAGTACACCAGAGTGTAGGTCTGCGAGCTGTCCGGCACCGGCCACACCGTGAACTGCGGAGCGTCGGCTTGGCGGTTGATCCACATCTGGATGGGGCGCGCCTGCTGCAGCTTGTTCGGGATCGACGAGTAGGTCGAGACCGAGATCCGTGTGATCGTCAGGTCGGTTTGCGTTGCCACATTGTTCTCGCCTGTGCGAATGACATGCTCAAGCAAGTCGACCGTGTCGGCCGGCAGCGTGTACGTCGCCGTTCCGGGAGTCAGTACCTGAGAGCCCTGCGCAATCGTCCAGAGGTTGACGCCGCGGTTTGCCCAGTCAGCGAACAGCAGGTTAAGGCTACGCCGTGCAGTACGCAAATCGTAACCTGTGCGCAACTCCGAACCGCAGCGCTCGAAGCACTCCTCCACGATCTCGTTTAAGTCGAGATCAAACGTTGCGGTTCCTGACGTTGCCATGTGCTACTTTGCTGTGCGCGCAGAGCGCTTGAGCGCGTTGGTGGTGGGAGCCCCTTCAGCGCCGGGCTTTCGCATCTTCTCGCCGCTGCCGGCGGCGATGCGCTTCCGCTTAGCGTGGATGTTGCTGTACAAGCCGACCTTGCCGCCCGCGGCGTAGATGTCCGTGGGCTCCGGGCCATCGCGGCGAACGACCTCCTTCGGCCGCTTGCCGGGGGCGATAGCCCCCATGCCACGAGCCGGCCTCACACGAACTTCCCTCGGGTCTTGCCCTTGACTTCGCAGCCGCCGCCCTTGGCGTACTTGGCGGGTTTCTGCTCGCCCTTCTTGGCGGGCTTCTTCTCGGACTTTTTCATCATGAACGGGGGCAAAGGCTTCTTCATCTCAGGCTCCTCATGGGCACTCGGCCCGACAAATTTCTTCGCTACGCTCGGCGGCACATCCGTCTTGCCCGCCAACGAAGCATACATGAACCGCCGCTGTTTCTCGGATCTAACCGGCACGTCGCTCTCGCAGATTGTCCAACTTTTCCGACAGCGCGTCCAACCGCTTGAGCAGCTCATTCATGTCGTGTCGAAATTCCTGCCGCGTTATGTGATCGCGGGCAACTTCTTCTCGCGTCCTGTTAAGCAGCGCACTCAGTCGATCCAGCTCCTTAAACTTAGACGCCATGAAGAACGACACAACGGCTAACAGAACTGTGAGAATCGTGTTCCAAAGCAGTGTGTTGTCCATTTTAGCAATTCCACGCCCGTAGGCTTTTGTTGATGCGGCTGTTGGGGTCTTTAGCTGTCTTTTCCGAGGTCAGCTTTTTCTTCATACCCTTCATTCTGCTACAGAATGAATCCCTGCGGGGGCCACCTTCAGGCTGCGGCGCCTTCAGCCCTGGCTTACCGGGATTGGCGCGGTTGTAAGAGGCACGGCCTTTGGCGTTGAGTCCGCCCGACTCGGCCTTGCCTTCTTTACGTGTCCATGCAGGTGTCTTAGCCACACTCAGCCCCTGGCTATCTGTTCTGTTTATGCGTAGAACAGCTCGCCAACAATATCGTTTGCGGTAACTGCGGTAGCGTCCGTATCAGCGGCGCCTGTCACCATGGTCAGGCCGATACCTGCTGTAAACGAGACGCCGCCCTCGGAGAAGAAAGACGCTGTGTTATTCGGCGGAATACCTATTGTTCGCACCACGCCAGTACCGGCAGTTGGTGCCGTGGCCTGGTTGTGCAGCTTTACATATCGCCATGAGGCAGTGGTATTCGCAAAATACCAGCCAAACACTTTGCCTGCTGCGTTCTTGACCAACGTAGCGTTAGTAGACCCCGCAGCCACGAAGTGCGTGGTCGTGGTAGCCAAACCCGCCGCAGTGGCGCGGTATTGGACACCAACATCGCCAACCAACGCCGTGCCAGCTACCAGGGCTGGCTGCGTGAACGTAGTCGTGACCGTGTTCTGAATTGATACCGGCATCGCTGACGCCGCGTCAGAAGCCGGGCGTGCGAGGGCCTCTACACGTAGCCGTTCGTAGTCAAAAATACGAACAAAGCTGACGCGCAGACAAGTCCGCTTGATGATCGCGCCGCCGCAGTTCGCGCTTCCGAAGTCGGCAGGGAGAACCCGCTGACCCGAAAACGGAAGAACCAGCGTCAAGACGGTAGTCGCTTGGTTAGCGATCTTCCACGGACCATCTACGCCGAGCGAAACACCCGTCAGGTCTGCCCGCATGCCGACCACGTTCACGAGATCACCGATAGCGCCAGCGGCCCATGTCGTGTTTCCGGTGATGACGAGCTGCCGCGTACCGTCTGCCAGTGTGGACAAAACCGCAGACTGCGCAACCACCGCGCTTGCGCCCAGCGCAGACATCAGGTTACCGCCCTGCACCTTGGCGACGTATCCGCCATAGCTGGTGACGGTGCCTGCCGCGCCGATCACAATCGTGAACTCTGTCGGGCTCACTACACTAGCAACCGGCGTGGCGGTGGTGAGGTTCGGGAATTCCGTCGCACCTTGCGCACGGATACCGTACACCACTACAATTTCGCCCGGCACGTATCCGTGCGGGCGGTCGGTCACGATGTTGGCGGTCGTTGTACCACTTTTGACGGCCGATACGATCTGCGCGTTTGGAACCGTCAATGAACGGTTGTTCGTGGCCCGGAAACGAAGCCGGTACTTTTCGCTCGGGTCGGGACAGACCTGCGTCCGCACAGCGCGGCTAGTCATCTGTGCGGTGGCATCGACGACCGAATCAGCCCATTGCGTGCGATCTGCTTGAATAAGCAGCCGGTACTCGTTAGTTGGGCTGAATGCGTACGTGTATGCTGCGTTTACGAGCTGTATACTAGCGGTAGTACCGACCGTAACAGAATTGTTGCCGACAATCGTACCGGAAGGCAGCGCGTCGCCCGCTTCACTGCGGATATACAGCGAGGCGTTTGTGACCGTGACGTTCTCAAAAATCTGCGACACGCCGTTACGGGCACGGCCTAGGCGCTGGCGGACGTATACAAAACCTAGCTGCCCTACGAGAGTAGTGTCGGCAAATGTAACCGCCGTAGTGCCTACTGTGGTTACCGTCGCGGTAAGATAAAACTGTCTCTGTGCTTGCGTAGTGCCTTGCTGCACATACACATTAACCGCAAACAACGCACCCGCAACTACTGTCATTTCTGCAGTAGTGTCAAAATCAGTGGCGCGGGTCAGAATCCACGGCAGCCCTGCGTTACCAACCTGCGTCAGGACGTACACACCGTTGTTGGCGGGCGCTGCTTCGTTCTTCACGAGCACGCGCTGGTTAAGCAGGACAGTAACGCCGTCCTGCGCTGGGAAGGCGCCGTTTGTGTTGGCGGTGAGCGTAGCGCCTACACCGAGCGTCCCGTTGGCGTATGTGTTTGCCGGCAGTGCTGCGGTCGTTGCGGCCAGCACCGAGGTCGTGTAGGCGGACAGCGATGGGATAGTGCCACCAGGGCCTGCTGTAGCCGTGAATTGCGTGGGGCTCGGAACAGATGCGACAACAAGGGCCGGGTAGTTAATGCGCGAATCCGCCAGCGCCCTAACGCCAATAGCCCTACCGACGGGGTACCCGTGCGGCAGCACGGTGTTTACTGTGAGTGTGGTTGTTGCTTGTGTGATGCTGTCAATTAGCAGCTCAGACGTATCTTCGATGAGGTCGCCGGCATCGACAACCTCCATGGAGAATTCTTGCCCAAGCGTGCGCTGGGACATAGAAAGCCCAACAGCCGCTTCAACCGGAAGCGTCAGTTTCTCAGTAGTGGTGATGTTGCTTTCAGTACCCGCACTCAACGGGTCTTTAGAGATTACCAAGTAGGACGCTGCCGCAGCGTTGCCGTCGGTAAAAATGAGATCGCCTGTGGCGTCATGCTCCCGCCAAACACCGCCGTTCAGCGGGTCATACGCTTCAAAAGCATCCCTAAATTTAGTAGTGATGTTTTGTGGAACGACATGCGCAGCCCCGTCTGTGGCACCCCAGCTAGACGCACGCCCGGTCTCGCTATCCGTCAACGGAGAAAAGCCGCCCATGTCGTAACTCCTATCAGACGCGGGCCGGGGCCTGCGAACCGTCTTCGTTGCGCTGCGCGTAGAGCACAGTGACCACCGCACGCCCCGCACCCGCCGCGACGCCCACGGCGTAACGCACGAAGATCGGCGTGTCCGCGGCATTAGACGTTTGCCAAGCAAGCTGCGTGGCCGCCGTGGCAGTGCCCGGGAAGCGCCCGCCGGCCGTGGTTGTCACGGCGGCCAACAGATCTGCACCGCCCAGGGTCGACCCCACAGAAACCGTCGAGGTGGATGAGCCGCCCGGGACCACAACCTGATCGACCCAGATGGCGACGATCTGCGAACCCCGCGGAAGCGTGCCAAGACGGAAGTCGACGTTGCCTACGCCGGCATTGACAACGCCCGTGTCAAGCGACTGTACGAGGGCGACAAGCCCCGTGTTGCGGCCAGCGGCCAGCGGTGCGTCACGCAGCGTGCCTGAGCGGATCGGTCCCGAGAAGGTGGACGTGCCCATGGTAGTTCCTCAGTCTGCGCCCGCCGTCCTTGAGGAGTGGTCTGCCGAGTCAGTCGGCGGGCTGTGATGGTATCTCGGATGCGGGGGTTGTAGCACAAAAGAAAAGGGGGCACAAGGCCCCCTTTGTTGGACGCACGCCTGTATCAGGAGCTGCCAGGGCTCCCAAACATGCCGAGCGGGTCGCTGACGCCGAAGCTGTACCGCTCGCGTGCCTTGTAGCGGCTGTTCCCGGTATCGAAGTCTTGATCCATTGACGTCGACATGCCTACACGCACGAAGTGCTTGAGGCCGTTCGGCACATCCGTTTTCAAAAACCACGCGTTGTTGTCGGTCAAGAAGTGGTTGACCGCGTAGCCCTCGGGGATGCTTCCGTTGCTCTTCAGCGCGTTGATGTCGTTGTCAGTCGTGCCAACACGGAGACTGGTCTCCAGCAGGCGGGTGGCAACGAACATCAGGGCCGGGGGCACGATCAGCTTCCGGGGCTTGGCGGCGATCAGCAGCCCCTTCTCGTCCGTCCACGCAGCGATCTGGATGACGGCGGCCTCCAGGGAGGTCTCGTTCAGATCCGCCGCGGTGGCCGGGCGGTTGCTGTTGGTGTCACCGTTGACCAGCGGGTGCGCCGTGCTGAACAGCGGTTGGCCGTCTCCGTAGACGACGGCCGCCGAAAACCCGTTGTTGAGCGTAGACGCTGCCTTCACCTGCTTGGTGTAGGCCATACCGCGCGCAAGGGCCTTGGTGTAACGCGCCGAGAGGTTGTCGTACAGGTTGTCTTCAATCGCCTCTTCGGTGATCGAGAAACCCATTGCGACGGTCTCGTGGTTGTAGCGCGCCGTCCAGGCTTCCTGTGCGTTTTCGTACCGGATGCCTTGGCCTTCGTTCTTCACGGGGGCGGCACTGAAGCCCGCGAGCTTGGTCTCCTCTTCAAAGCTGCGCTCCGAAGATTCTTGCTCGTAGATTTCCTTGTGCTCTTCACCGTAACGTGCGTACTCCATACCGAAGAGCGCGTTGAGGCCCGGGAGCAGTTCCTTGAGTAGCTGGGCACGAGAGATTGCCATGATGTGTGCTCCTTAGGCGGTAGCGCTGCTGTAGTAGCCGTGAACCAGCAGGTTCATTTTGACCAGGACTTCCGGGTACACGGTGAAGACGATGGTCGAAGCGGCCGGGATGGCGACAACGCCGCCAGGGACTGCGATGGCCGCATTCATCGTGACAGACGTCGCACCTACTGCCGCAGCCGTAGCCACGAACGAGCCCGTGTCGATGATCTGACCGTTCGCAGCCACGTAGGCCACATGCGCCCCAACAGGTACTGCCTGCGGGAGAGCCGTGGTCAGCGTGATGGTCGTGGTCGAGGACGAGCCAACAGCCGGGATGCTGTACGCCGTCTCATCTACCAGCCCGATGCAACGTACGGGGAGGATCGTCGACACCGGGGTTGCCGTCGGGGCCAGCACGGCGTTAGCCGAGTTGCCCGTGTTGACACTGCCTGCGTTGTTAATCATCGACAGGTTCGTGCCCACCAGCGCCTTGGCCGCCGAAGCAACCACCACGCCCGACGAGCAGACGGCAGCCTTGAAGATCGTGTCCGGGTCGTCACACACCACCGCTTCAGCGTCGCCCGCCAGCGTACCCGCCGGCCAGAACTGACTGAATCGCTTCTGCCGCGTCACCGGGTCGGTGAACGAGCATCCAAGGAACACGCCCGACACTTGGTTCACGCCCGTGCCAGCGGCAACAGTCGCCCGAGTGATGAAGCCACGCGACAGCACCACGAAGTCACCGTAGAAGATGTCCGTGGCGAAGCCGTACTGAATCGGCAGGTTGCGGGTGGAGCCCGCGAAACCCTGCCCGCCGATCAAATTGATCGGCTTGAGTCCGTAAGGACGGAGCACAGTTGGGTATGCCATTTAGGCCTCCGGTTTTTCAGCACCGCGTCCGAAGCGAACCTCCGTCTTGCGCTCTCGGAAGAGAGGCATGCGGGGGTCGTTCTCGCGCATGAAGTTGTTGTCCACAGACTGCATCTGCCCTTCCGCTTGCTGGCGGTAGAAGTCATCACGCTGCTTCATGAACTCCTGCGGGGTTTTGCAAAGGAGGAGGCCGCCGATCTCGATGTTGTCTGTGAAACGGCCGCCGCCGCTTCCCATCAACTGGATCTCCGGGTGGTCACTCGCTTTGACAGGCTCCCAGCCTTCGCGGAGCTTCGAGGAAACGTTCATCGGGTCGTTGTTACCCATCGTGCTGATGCGAATCCAACGATATGCGTAGCCGGGCTCAGGCTTCGGGTCCGGAAGCAGTTGCGGGGGCATCCACTTCTTGGGCCGCTCGGTCTTGGCACGGGTGTCCAGCTCTCGGGGGGTACGTTCAGCCATTTTGTTTCCTCATTTCTTCCGCAACCGCACGGGCGTACTGCTCATTCGTCAGTCCGAGCCGCTTGGC